CCATTGAGTTAAGTTCTAGAATAGCGTTAGCTGGGTGGTTCGCCAAGATTTGCTTGTCTTCTTCTTCTAAGCGGCCTCTAGCCACAGCATACTTTGGCCTGTTGGCTTGACGATGTTCCCGCAAACCTTCTCGACTTCTATTATATTCGTCTTGCATAGGCCGGAGCAAAGACACATCAGAAATCGGATAAATCTCTTCTTCATCTTCAATGTCATTAAATGTCAAAGTGAAGAAGGGCCAAAACCGTTCTAACAAAACGTCTGGCGTTGCTGGTTCTTTCAACCAGTTCTTATAACCATCAACCACCGTAAAAGTTGTTCCTGTGGCTTTATCCCAAACTTCCCAAACAAGCGCCAATCCTTCCTTGTCGCTCTTATCTTCACTATACATACGCTGGTCAGGATTATCGGGGTTGTAATGCGTGTAGTTCTTGCCAACGTCCTTCTCATAGATTTCTTTAATTTCGTCAGTAGTCATTGCCATTTCGTGGCAAACCCAGGATGCCCCTACAAAGCCGTTTAGCTGCCGACAGTGGGGGTCAACAATAAGCTCAGTTGATCTTGGAAAATCAAAAACGATTCCTTCACGGGCCACCACAAGCTCCTTTTCTTGTAGCTCCTCCATCATTATCCTTAATTCTTCAACTTTAGCGTCATCCTCTTGAAGTTCACCATCCGCCACATCAGCCGAAATAGCCTCAATTCTTGCTATCTGGTTTGCAACATCTGCAATCTGAGATGCAATCTCAGGGCGCTTTTCCATAATTCTTTGAAGTCCAAGTTTTAAATAAGCAACGCCGCACACTTTCGCCCGGCGAACAACTTGTTTCATTTGACGTTTAAAGTTTGGTTGTTGCTCATCAAGATAATAATGGAAAAGGATTTCCAATGTTCTTGATAATTTATCCATCATATCTTTTTGCTGTTTAGCTTGCTGGACATCTTGCATTAACATCATGGCGTTGGGGTCTGGCGGCATCCCGGCCTCCGCAGCCATCATTGCTGATTGGGACGCTTGCATTAAACTGTTTTGATCGCCATCCCATACTTTATATTCTAAGCGTGTTCTGCGCTTTGCCACTGCCCGTGGATTTTTTGCATAGAGACTTGCTACGCTTTGATTGATGTGACGCTGGATAATGTTCGCAACATACTTGTTGTCGTTCCAGTTTTTGTTTTTGCCTGTCAGCGCGTAATCCATGTCATCGCGCATACGAGTGAAAGCTTTTTCGTGATGTGACTTCGCTTCACCAAGCAACTTTGTCCATTTACTAATCAGAGCCAGTTTAGCGCCATCGCTATCCGGCTCATTACGATCAATAACTTTTTCCATTTCTTCTTCCATTTGTGATCTCCTTAAAATCCACCACTAGCTTCTTTTGCTTCAATATGTTTTTGTTCTCGATTATGTGCAGCTTTGATCCAAGCCATTGATCCGACCTTCACAACATTTGTATCTTTTGGTATACCTCTTGAAGCGCCTATCTCTCTATCTAGTCCCAATCCAATCCAAGCTATCCAATCGACAAAGTCATCGTGGGTTGCGTTTGGAAATTTTAGCAATTCATTCTCTGCTTCAGGCCACCAAGGTGCAAAAGTTGGAAACCGTACCATCCGCATAGACATACGGCCTTGGATAGATCGCGCCCTTGCACGTTTATCCCGGCTCGGTGTCATTGGATCGATTGTGCAGTATATCTTTTCTTCCATCATCCGCTTGCGTAAAAACGGGCCAATGGCTTTTCTAATTACATCATTTTCAGCCCACCAAACCATTGGTTTGTGGTAGCTCATTTGTGCCAGTAGTTCTTCAACCGTTCTATCAGTTTCCATACGCTCCCAGACAACGTCCGGAAGTATCCATATGATGTCATCTTCATCAATTCCACAGCAGCCCAAAACCGTAGCGTCATTCTCTTGCTTTTCGGTAACAGCATGATCACTTGCTCCATATTTGCGTAAATTCTTTGGTAACTCGCTTGGCTCATAACCCACAATCATATCTTTTTTAAAATAGTCACCATCGTCCGGGGCAGGCTTCCCTTGATACAGCGCAGAGAAACCGCGAGGGTTCATTCGCTTTGCCGTTTCTAAGTGTGCAATCGGAAATCTTTTAGGCCACAGGGCATCGCCCGGTTTTTTGCCTAATGCTTTTGTAACCTCATTATCTCCCATGATTGCGGGGATGTTTAAATACGTCCAATCTTTAGCAATGACCGGGTCATGGTGCGGGTTGTCAGGATCGCACAGCTTGCCAATAAGATCGTCCTCATGCCATCGCGTGTGTATGACAACAATTGCGGATGCTGCATGGCAGCGGGTAAAAGCAACTTTCGTATACCACTCCCACAAATCATTTCTCACCGTAGGTGATCCAGCTTCCTTCGCATCTTTTAAGGGGTCATCAATTAAAAACAAATCCGCTGGCTTGCCCGTTCCAGAGCCGCCGCGCCCTAACATTGCCAGTTGGCCTCGTTGTGTCGTTACCAAGAAGTCTTTAGCCTTAGAACCTTTTAAAAATTTAGTCTTAAAAACTGCATCGTATTGAGGCATTGTCATAATTTCTCGGATTTGTGATCCAAAATCATTGGCAAAATCTTGATTGTACGTGCCAATCATTATTTTCTTCCAAGGTTGCCGACCAATTACCCAGGCTGGAAAGCGCCGTGTCGCAAGCTCTGATTTCCCATGCTGGGGCGGCATTGAAATTGCCAACCGCAAACACTCGCCCGTTTCTACTTTTTCAAGTGCTTCCGCTAATAACTTATGGTGTGGCTCGACTTCAAATTGAGTTAAATCGACATTATCAATGTCTTCCGGGTCTGGCATAGTAAACTGCGTGAAGCCAAGAAGGCTGTCTCGCGCATCTTCAATCGCCATAATGCGTTTGATAGCGGAGAGTTCTTCTTGCTTTGCAAGGAGACCGCTTTGCTCATCTGTTAGATTAGATGTTTTGTTTTTTGCCATTTTATCTTTTCATCTTGTCGATAGTAGATAGTTTATAATATCTCAAAAACCTCATTTAAGCTATAGAGCTTCACTTAAAAACAATTCACGCTCTTGTTTCCTTCGCCTAACTAGACCTTTGATGACCTTGCCTCCAGCCTTACGCCACTTAGGAAACTCGTCAGCAGCTTCTTCATGAAGCCCTCTGTTTAAACGCATCCGCATTGTAGACCTCTGAAAATTACCCGCCCCAACATTATATATAAAACTGCAAAGGCTACTAAACATATTCTGGGTTAGTTCCGTTTTGATAAGTTTTCTAATTGCTGCCTCAGAATGGCGCACTTCACGGAGAAGCAGATACTCGCCTTGCTTCTTCGTAATATTAACGTGGTCAAGGGTAACAGCATCGCCATTACGATCCCATGTGCTGCCCCAACCGATTGTGGCTCTGGCTGCACTGCACAAGTAGACGGACTGTCTCCATCCTTCGTAGTGCTTAATAAGCTCCAGACCAGCTTCATTTATGTGACCGTCCCATTTTTTCGGGCCGTTTTTCTCTAATAGCATCGTAAACAAATCTTTCATTTTTTGTTGAAGCTACGTGAGCCAAACCAGAATGACACGCAAGCAGCAAAGACAGGAGCCATCGTATCGGTGTTCCAAAGTAGTTTAAACATATCGTTATCAATGAACCCAAACGCCAGCAAGAATGTTAAGATAACAAACTCAAAGAACAAAAAGAATGTAATGAGTGGGCGCACTGATGCACTTAAATTTATACACCACTGGCTAGATTTTCGGGTAATGCTGGAGTGTTCTTTATGAATAGTCTCGCTTTCCGCAATTTCAGCAGAGATGTCCATCATCTGCATCTTCTGAGCGCCAATTTTAATCTGTTGCTCAAGCTGCTTGTCCATCATCTTAAGTTCATGTGCTTGGTCACGCTTCTCTTCAAAAAATCCAAGTATCTTTGGGAGAAAAGAAGTACCAAAACCCAATACGCTTGAAATTAATGTAATCAATCTGCTTCTCCTTTAAAGTGCGTATCTATTTCTCTAGTCTGGTCTAATAAATCTTGATGGGACATAAATATAATAGGAAAGTTAGGTAGCGATTTGCATCCAGCTACACTAACTAACGCTATTATAATAAAGATTTTAACCATAAGACTTTTTAGAGCCTACAGGTTTACTACCCGGCTTTTTAGCTGCTGACGCTGCTGCTGCTTTTCCTTTTGGCGTGTAGGAGTATGATTTAACTTTTCCAGACGCTGTTTTCACTTTTGGCATAACATTTCCTTTTCTGTGCATTGTCATTGTTGAAATTGATCTCATAGCAAACCTCATTCAGTGCTTCTGTGCTTTCCATTATGTAAGCTTTCAAGCTTCTTAATGCGCTCTTCATTACTAGTTGACATAACCAATATTCGCTCCATCTCTCGGTGCCTTTTTTCAAGTGAAGTCGGTGATAGTATGCCCGACAACACTTGAGTTTTCTGCGCGTTTAAATCGATCATATTC